GGTGACGCTCGCGCCGGAGCCGCCGCTGATCGCCATGCCGCCTTTGCCGGTGATCAAGCCCTGGACGGTCAAAGTTCCCGTCAGAGTCGTGGCGGGCGTATCCAGCTTCACCGAAGACGCTTTCAGCGTGGCATCTCCTGAGACTTCTGCAGCCAGGTTTCCGCCCACCGTTATTGAGGCGTCTTTTGCTACCGTCGCCGTCAGCGTGCCTGGCGTCTCAATCACAAGGCCATCGCGTGTCAGATAGACCTTCTGCCCGAGATCGTCGTAAAGAGCGACCTCGCCCGGCTTCAGGTTCTTAAGCCGGTAGCGCCTGTCAGCAACGCAGAACACGATGCCGTGAGATCGATCGCCGCCGAAAAACAACGCGAAGGCCTCCGGCTGCTCATCGTCCTTCGGCTCCGAAGTGAAGCCATAGGGCTCGACGTGCTCCAGATCATCCCGCACTTCGTCCGCGAGCAGCCGCACCTGTACCGCGCGCATTTTCTTCGTCCCGTCGGCCGCCGAAACGACGCCGCGGGCCATGATGTCGTCCAATCTTCCGCTCATAACAAAAAAGGCCACATCTACGCAGCCTTTCAAAAATCATTGGCGTTGCCACCCGCCCATACCGTCGGGCCTGAAGTTCTCGTGTGTTCCGTCCCGGCGCTCAATCGTGATCCAGCCGTTAATGTCCTTCGTGATCGACATCACCTCTTTCGGGTCAGACGGTTCGAGCTTAAAACCTAGATCAGGCTCGCCGCCCGGGACATATTTGCATTCTTTATCCAGCATAGTTCCGGGGTACTTTTCGCAGACCAAATGCCTGCTAGGGACAACCGTCAACGCCTGGGCGCCAAGCGAGGCAACGCTCAGCGCGATGAGAAAGAAAATGCGCATAACTGCCTCCTTTCCCCAGATTATTTCACGTTCGTCCACGTCGAAGACGTTTGCTTTGTATCCGTTTTCGCGGCGTCTCGCCTATAGCCATCGGGGGGCATAAGCCCTAACTCGGCGGTCATTCCGGCCGAAGAGAGTTGGAGCTTCGTTTGAACAACCAGCATTTCTAAGCCTCCCGGAAAAAGCGTTTGATCGCGCACTATAACCTTTGTATTCGGCCGCCACAGAGAGCCATCCGACTGCCTCCAGCCCTGAACCGTGTAGGTGACGGCGCGAAAGCGTGCGGCTTGAAAATTAGCTTCGAACCGGGCTCGATCACCGGCAGTCTTCAACGACGCCTGCCCGCTATCCTTGAGCACCTTCAGCCGGAAACGCTTCACTTCCGGGTCTACAGCAACGCCCTTGTCTTCCGCAGCGGTACGCCCGAAATCTTCATCCGTACCGGCGTGCTGTCCGAGCGCAACGTAGTGCGAAAACCGCGCCGACGCATCGAACCTCGCTGAAGCCTTCAGGATGTTGCCGCCGAGCTCAAGGGCGTCCGTCGCTTGTCCGGCCCCGCCAGGCTCAACCAGCACAAGATTCCCTGCCTCATCGTCGGTCAATACGAGATTGTCCTTCGTAATGAGCCGCTTGATCGATTCGAAAACCGTCTCTCCGGGATTAACCGTATGGGTCTTGACTTCGTTGCTCTCGGCCGAGATCGTGAGCGTAATGCCGTACGGCTTCGCCAGCTCTTCGATGATGCTGCCGGCCGGAAGGTTCTTCCAGGAGGTTTGAGGCTTCGCGGCCGTTGAGGGAGAGGCCTGCGCCTTACCGCTCTTGCCCTTCACCTCGGACCACAGATTGGCGCTCGCCGCCGGGGGCGCATAGGCCGCAGACGGCGGACAGCAATCAACGAGGTCAACCGTTCGGCTCTTCCCCTGCACCTGTACGGTAATGGTCTTGCCGTCGTAGCGGATGGGCGTCGAGGTGATGTACCCCGTGCACACCAGATCTTCGCCGATATAGACCTGTACGAGCTCGCCGGTCTGAAGCGCCGTGAAGGCCGTATTGCCCGGAAAGTTCTCCGTGACTTCAAGCGCAAACGCCCGGGCGACCTGTTCGATGCTCGATGTGATGAGAACCGATTTCCAGCCGCCGTAGCGCTTGCCGCCGACACGGATTTCAACCTGATTTGAGCTCATTCGCTTGAAACCTTCATTTCTTCGGCCGGACAGAAGCCTTCGTGATCAATGCCGTTGCGCAGCGCTATCTCGCGGTCGCGATTGGCGTCGTCGTGATAGTCATAGGCGAGAACCACCGCGGGCATGATGTCCGGAGGCGTGACGGTTATCAGCCGACTCTGGGCGTTAGCGCGCTCTGTAACCGCCTCGAAAACTGCCGTGCGTGCCTTCTCAATCGCCTGATACATCTCATCGTCGGTCTCCATCAGGAGTTCCTGATCAAGAACCTCAAGAAGCTCATTTCGGACCTCAATGAGGTCGTCGTAGCTCTGAATGGGTTCCTGCTCCACAAAAGGAGAAGCCGCCGCGGTGACCATCGCCCCCGGCGCCGACGTGTCCTTTGAAGTCCCGATCAAAGCGCTGACGCCGACAACCTGCGCAAGAAGAAGCTGGCGCGTGAGGCTTTCCACCGCCGCACGGTTCGTCATGGCCGCCTTCTGCGTATCGGAGAGCGGCAGCCTATCCCGCTCGGCATCTATCTTCGCCCTCGTACCGGAGGAAAGCTTCTCATCCGAAGCCAGGTTCCTGAGCTGCTTCGCCACCCGGCTCCACGCCGTCGCCGTCGTTGCCCACTTCGACAGCCCGAGAGCCCCGGCGAGCTTCTGCGCAAACACCTTCGGATCCTTCGAGATGAGCGCGAGCCCCTTCGAAGCAAGATCCGCCACCCCGGTCGCGAAGCCGAACGCTTTCGCGATTTCCGCGCTGCCGACCACCCCAAGCACGTCGAGAAGAGCGCCGGAAAGCGCCGCGTCGATGTACTCTGAAACGATCGATAGATCTATCGAGCCGACGAACTTGCTGACCGCCGAGAGCTCCAGCCCGTCGGCCGCCTCGAGCGCCGCCGATTGGGTGTCGGCGCCCGTTGCCGGAAACTCAAGGTCCCCGGCTTCTGTAGCGACGAAGGTCAGGTAAGCGGTCCCGAGCCCGGTGTCGAACTTAAGCTCGCTCACCGACGTGACCGTAACGGTCATTTCGCCCAGCCACGGATGAATGAGCGCCCCGGAACCCGGCTTTTCGATCTCAGCTAAAAGCGCCGTTCCGCGCGCGATGTAGTCGTCGCCGACTACAAAGGCCTCAATCGTGATCTGCCTGGTGGCTTTGCCAAGGTCTTCGACATAGGGTTTGTCGCGCTGCGGGTACTCATGTACCACGGTGCGCCGGCCGGCTTTGAGGCTCCCGCTCGTCACCTCGAAAGGCACGCCGCGAAAGCTCGCCGGCAGAAGCTGTTCACTACGAATAGACATCAGTCAGCTCCTACAAAACGACCCGATCGACCTACCTGACCGTAAATATCCAGCCCCGGAGACCCGGAAACGTCGCTTACGGCCGCGGATGCTCCTCCGGAAGCGGTTACGCTGATGTTCATGCGCCCGCTCAGGCGGGCTTCAGGTGTCACCTGGGGGTTCTGCATCTGCTTCCCGTCGCCGGATGTTTTGCTTCCTCCGAAAAGGTCGCTTACCCAGTCCGGCAGCAGGGAGCTGAAGTCGAAATTCGTGAAGTAGTCAGAGATCATCCTCCCCACGTTCCTGAGACTTTCTGTGACGCCCGTGTACCAGTCGAGGCAGGCCTTTGCCCATTTATCCGGGAGCAGATTGAACGCCGCCTGGAAAAGGTCGTCAAACCCGCTCAGCAGACCGCTGATATCTCCCTGAAAGAAGGCCTTCGCAATTGACAACAGCGACCCGAAAACTGCCTGGAACTTTGGTACAACCGTGTCCCAAACCGCGCCGATAAAGTCGGCCGTCGCAGATGCTCCTGCCTTCAGCGCCGGCCAAATGCTGCCCCAGTTGGCGAGCACAACGCCGGCTATCGCCGCCACGGCTGTCAGCACCAAACCAACAGGCCCGAACGCCCCGGCCATTGCTACGGCAGCAGTTCGCGCTGCAGTCACCAGGGTGCCGAACGTCTGCACCATCGAGATGATCGACGCTCCGAGGGCGATCACGCTCATGAGCGTCTTCCCGGCCATGATCGCGCCCATGGCGTAAAGCACCGTATTGAAGCCCCCAACCGCATTGAACGCCCGAATCGCATAATCCGCCACGGTCAATACCGCGGAGGCGATGCCCTCGAAGTCGATCTTCTCGATCGTCTCGGCCAGCCGCTCGGCGACGGAAGCGAACTTCTGCGAAAAAGCCTCACGGTTCGCCGCGGCAAGATCGCGGAAGCGGTCAGACATGCGAATCACCGTGGGGGCGAGCTTCGCGCCGATCGTGTTGCCGACCGACCCGATAACGGCTCGCATGTCATCCATGTGGTCCGTCATCGTCGCGGCTGATGCAACCGCGCCATTCGACATCACGAGCCCAAGGTCGCGCGCCTGCGCGGCCATTTGCTTGAGCCCATCCGAACCGCCGGCAAGCATCGGGATCAGCTTGCGGCCGCTGGCGCCCATGGTCGCCATGGCCATCTTCGCGCGCAGAGCCGGGTCCTCATTGCGCTGGATGGCGTCGGCAAGATCAAGAAAGACTTGCTCGACCGGGCGCATATTCCCGGCCGCGTCCTTCATCTCGATTCCAAGCTTCTGAAAGAGCGTGAAGGCGTCGCTCGAGGTGTCGATGCCGTTGGCGATTTCCGCCATATGCGCACCGAGATCCTTGAGCGCATCCTCGAGATCTTCCGGAGCGGCGCCCGCGTGCGTAGCGGCATAGGAGAACGTCTGCAGCTGTTCCGCGGTAATGCCGATGCGCTGACTCATCTTGTCAAGCGCGTCGCCCGTACTTGCGAAGCTCGTCACGGACTGCTGCAGGCTGAAGCCTAAGGAGCCGGCAAGCGCAAGGAAAGGCCCGCCAATCCGGCCCGCTACGTCACCGGCGGTAGCGGCGACGTTTTGCATCGAGCGGTTGAAGAGCGCCACCTGCTTCTGCAGGTTCTTAAACTGCGTGCCGTCAATTACCTTCCGGAAGTTCCCCCACCGCGCAGACACCTGCTTCATGACGGGGGTCATCGTGTCCCGGACCGCAAGAATCGCGGTAAGTCTGAAATCCTGTCCCGCCATTTAGGTCTCCTTCAATCTCTCCTGAATTCGGTTCCACTGCTCCACATAGAGCAGAAGCTCCGACAAAGGAAGCGCGAGCGCCTCATCAGGAGAGATCCTCCAGTCGTAGGCCACATCAAAAGCCAGATCGACTAGCCCTGAGACGTCGAGCCCGCCTGCTCCCCGAAAAAACTAATCAGCGCCCAGCAAATCGCCATGAAATCCCTGGGGCTGAGCTTCTCGACCTCAGAGGGCGAAATAGCCGCGAGGCGGGAGATGTAGTCCGCGCAAACGCTCGGGCGGGGCGCCGGCGTCAGATCCGCGCCAACCGTAAAGGGGAACCCGAGCCGCTTGATAAGCTTCGTGTCGAGCCTCTCTTCCTTGATGTCGAGCTCCGTGACTTCCTTGCCAGCAATCTCAATCGGCGTTGTCAGCGTGTAGATCATGCAAGTTCTCCCGCAGTTCCCTCAAAGCGCAGCGCCACCGTACCGTCAACGGGCTTGTACGGAATGTCGCCCACCATAAAGGCCTCAGAGAGCGTATACACCATCCCGTTCGCGCATTCCGCGGTAACGGTCATCGCCGTCGACTCCATCAGCTTGCTGACGGGGAAGCTCTCCGGGACGATGAACGTGCCCGCGACGTACGGGACCGTCACCGTCTCCTTGAAGCCGACGACGCCGGTGGTCGAGGCCATGGTCTCGCGCGTCACCGAGTTAAAGGGGAACTCAAGGTCCCCCTGAAGTTCGAGCTGTTCTCCGTCCACCTTGAAGTAGCAGGTGCCGGCTAGTCTCTTTCCCATTTCTTATTCCTCCGCGTACTGAAGACGGAACTGATTGAGGACCGCAAAGATGCGGAGCTGATTGACGAGATCGGGCGGGAAGAGGACATCCAGCCGATTCGGATTGTCTGCATTCCTTTCGACAATCAGGTACTGCTTGAAGAGATCCGCATTCTCGACAATCCCCGAAAGCTCGAGCTGCCGATAGAGCGCCACCAGCTCGCCGCGGATCACCGAAGGCGTCACGATCGCCTGTCCGGCACCGTAGCGGGTCCCGTCGTTCGCGAGCTTGTGGCGCGCGTACTTGGTCGTGATGAGCGACTTCATGCGGCGAAGCACGTATGCGAGCGTGTGCATCGTTTCGCTGTCGAGATACGATGCGTCCGCGTCGCCGAAACTGTTGCGCTGATAGGTCGTCACCGCGCGCTCGATCATGACCGTGCCGGATGTCGTCGTAAGCGTCGCAATGCCGTTTTCAAGAAGCGTCTGCCTGTCGGTCGTGATAAAGCGGCTCTCGGAAGGAGCGGCCATCACGCCGGTGAGCACGCCCGTCTGCGTGGGCCGCGCGGGGTCAGCTGAAATGAACACCGACGTCCGGGCGAGATAGGCCGCGAGCACCTCTTCAATCGGGGTCGGAAGCTCCGGCTCAACCCCCACAATCGTGCAGTGCTGGTCGTTTCGGGCGTTGCCGAACGTCTTCAGCGCATTCACGTCGCCGCGCTTTGCCGTATATACGTGGCCGTAGATCTGCCGGAAAGGCGACCAGCGGCCGGACGTGTCGTTCATCTCCGTCTGGAAGGCGTCAAGCACCGCGGCATCCGAATAGGGGGCGCCGATGAAGTCATACTGCGCATCGCCCATCGCCTTCACTGCGGGGGCAATTTCGGGATCAGTCGTGCCGCCGGCCATGGCCGCAAGCACTACGCCAAGGCCCGCAGGCGTCTTTTCACCGTTAATCAGCCCGCGCAGATTGAGCGCGAGCAAAATACCGTTGCCAAGCGAGCCCTTGTTGCGCGCCGTGAGCGTGCAGACCGCAGCCGCAGCCGTCGCAGTAACCGGCAGGTCCTTCTCCCGCGAAATGGCGTCGGCAAGAGCCTGCGCGACAACACCGGCCTCCGCGCCTTCTGCTACGGAGACCTGCACGCGCGAACCGCCAATGTAGAAGCTCAGGGTACCGGCTTCAGTCGCCTTTCCGGAGAAAGTCACCTCCGCCGAGGCGGCTACGGAGTTCGTCACGTCAGCGAGCGGAATGCAAACAAGCTGGCCGAAGCTATCGACCGTGCGATAGGCGACCACCATACGGGCCAGCTGAGACCCGCGGCCGAAAAGCTGCTTGGCCATGGCCGCGGTAGACACCGTCACCGGCTTACCGGCTTCAGCCGTGCCCGTATCGAGCATCTGGCCGATCAAGAGGCTCCGAGTGCTCTCCGACGGCGTGAATGCCGCGGAATTGTCTACCTCGGCATAAAAAAGCGGCACTCGCACGCCGCTCGGGATGGTGTTGAAAGAAACACTCATAGGTTCACCTTCAAAGTTGCTTCAATTTGGTTGTCCGGCTGATTCTTCTTGGTCGACGGTTCAACACAGTCAACACTGATGTCTGCGCCCTCGAGAGGTCCGAGCTCATCGAGGTCCACTCCCTGCCACGTATCGCTGAGATCGAGATAGGTCTCGAATGAGAACTCAAACTGGAAAGCCAGCCGGGCATCGTCCATGTAAAGCACCTGCCCGCCCGAGTAGACAATCTCGCTGTACTCGGCAGGAGGATCCTGCTGCCAGCTGAGGATGGCGCGGAAGAGCTCGAGCCTCA